CCTTGTAGCCCGACAGGCGGAAGAACCAGTGCACGTCACCCTCGATCGACGGCTCGACGCGGGCCTCGTCGACGTGGGTGTGGCCGGCCACCAGGATGTGGTCCTTGTGCCCGAACAGCAGCTCGCGCTTCATGCCGTGGGTGTCCGAGTATTGGCTGCGCCCTGGGAAGTCGTGGCGGGCGTGGATGCGGATCTGCTCACCGCCCGGGAAGTTGAGCGCCAGCCTGGCGCCGTGCGCCTGCAACGGCCCGCTCGGGCCCTGCTTGACGATAAAGTTCAGCAGGTCCATGCCCTTTTCCCAGCAGTCGTGATTGCCACCCACGACAAACAGGTTGGGCGCCAGGCCCAGCATCCACTCGGTCAGGCGCAGGCCGTCGCGAAAGGTGGTGCCCTGGTTCGCGTACAGCGCCTTCAGGCGCCCGACCCAGTTGTTGGTCAGGTCACCCACATGCCCCGCGAAAAACGCCTTGGTGCGCCCGACCGTGGTCAGGTCGTGCTCGAGCTGGGCGATGTCGCAGTGGTCGTCATCGACGTGCGGGTCGCCCACCAGGAACAGGCCGATCGGGCCGGGGGTCTTGACCTGCACGGGGATCAACTTGGCCCAGGCCTCGTAGGCGTTGGCACGCGCCATGCCGGCTTTCTTGCGGGCGATCAGCGCCTCCAGCGGCTCGTTGGGGTCGGGCGCCGGGGAGACATTAACCTCCTCGGAGAATGGCTGCATGCGTCCTGCCCAGTACCGCACCGTCGTGCGCGGTACGCCGAGCTCGCGTGCGATTGCGTGGTGAGCGTCACCGCGCCTGATCTTGTCCTCGACCACGGCGCGCAGTTTCTTTCGGTCCATCAGTCAGCTTTCAGTTGTTTGCGCCAGTACAGCGCGCCCCTGTCCAGCCAGGGGCGGCTGGGTTCATAGAGCCGGTAGCCGGCTGCAATCAATGAATTGCTGCTGGCGATGTTCTTGTAGGTGGCGGTCACCAACCAATTGAGCCCGACGCTGCGGGCAAAGCGCTCACGCACGCGCAGCAGGCGCTTTTGCAGGCCCCTGCCCCGCCAAGCCGGCAGCACGCCGGCGCGCACCAGGTAACCGCAGTCAGAGAATTGAACGCTCGGCGTTAAGCCGGCAAAGGCAACCGCACGGTCGCCGTCAAATACGAGCCACCAGGTGCCCGACTCCCAGTCCGGGTGCTCGTCGCGTGGAAAAGTTGCGGCGTGCAAAACACGCAGCAGCTTGTGGCTGGGGGCAACGCGCTCGACTCGCATGGATCATTGAGGGTTACTCGGCGTCACACACACGCCTGCGGTGTAGTTCTGCAGAGCTCTTGCTTTCGCCTCCAGGCCTCGAGCATGTTCGTCCAGCGCAATAAGAGCTCTTCCACATTCACCGGCGATGGCGGCAAAGGGGCCAGAAGCTCCGCTGGTGGGGCTGGAATGCTGGGCGGTGCGATCACTGACGGCATCGGCGAGGGCGGACTCGTAGTCGCGCAGCCGCTGAGCAGACTCACGAGCAGCAGCGGCAGCAGCCAGCTTTTGTTTCTCAAGATCATTGCGCACCCTTTCGACGGTGGAGGCCAGCGCCTGCTCCTTTGCTCGAGCAGCCTCGCTGGCGGCCAGTGTTTGCGTGGCGGTGGCCGCGCGCTCGGCGTCCCACTGGTGCTGGACATCAGCGCGCCCGGTTTTCTGTCCAGTGTGATAGGCCTTCCAGTGCGTGCCCGCCAGGAAGACGACCGCGGCGATTACGAGAGTGAGGCGCCAATACATTGCCGGTACTCCTTCTCGCGTCGGATCGTCAGCCCTTTGAGGGGCTGGCCCTTAAAGTTGTCCCAGCGCAGGATCTCCTTGCAGGCGCCTTCGTAGTCCTGGGCGTTCAGCTTTTTGACCAGGGTGCTTTTGCAGAAGGCGCCCGAGCCGATGTTGTAAGACAGGCTGACGTAGGCGTCGTACTCGTACTGGTGCAGCGGCACCTTTACGCACTGCTTGAGCGCACCCTCGAACTTTTGCACGTCTTGCAGAGCCCGCACCAGCGCCTGCGGTGGCGTGATCTTGTCGCCCATCTTGACCCCGCCGGTGGTGCCAAAGCCGATCGTCGGCACGTCACCAGGCACGGGGATGTAGGCGGTGTCGCGGTAGCCCTCATGCAAAGCAATGCCGACAAGCGTTGTAGCACTGAGTGCTATACCGGCGAGGGCGCGACGGTTCACTCGTATAGCCCCATGCGCCGCTCGTGCTCAGCCTGCTGGCGCTTGTCTTCTTTGTGCTTGTAGAACCAGTTCACGCAAAAGCCGGCGATGGCTATCACCACGCCGATGAGCACAGCAAACTCGTTGGAGAGAAGCCACCCGAACACACTGGCACCAGCACCGGTGTAGGTGGCCTTGCTGCCAGCGGCAGCCATCGTGGCGTCGAATGTTGCGTGCTGCTCTGGGGTCATGGTGTCGTGGTGTCGTGCGAGGATCATGTGCTGTACCTGTATGGTAGGCAGCGAGTTTTACTAGACGGACACAGGCTGCTCAGGCCATGAAACGTTAAGGGGAAACCCCGGCTGCGCGGGGATGTCTCGCAAGGCCTGGCGGTAGGCAGCCCATGCCACCTTGTCCACCGGAACGTCGGGAACCTGCGTCCAGTCCGAGGCGATGAGCAGCTCGTTCCTGCGCTCGCGCACGGCCGCGGCGGCGGTCTCGGTGATCGCACTGTCGTCGGCGGAGACGACCGTCGTCGTCTGGTTGGTGGACACGTCGATGATGACTTGTGTGCTCATGGTTTATCCAAACTTGATGCCGATCAGCTTGTAGGTCCCGGCGGTGAACGTGCCGCCGACCGCGCTCACGGTGAAGCTGGTGATCTCGGATATGGCGCCACCAGAGGCGGAGCCTGCACCGCCCGACGCCCTGAAGAAGTGCCGCTCAGTTCCGCTGGTGATCGAGCTCGGCACGTCCAGGATGGCGGTGTTGCCGTTGGTGCCGAAGTGCGCCATCAGCACGGCGGGCGTGGCGAAGGGGGCGTTTTGCTTGCGGTTGTAAAACGAGATCTGGCCCGCATACGGGTTCGACTTGTTCGTGTCGTAGGTTGTGGTCAACCCGACCGAGAAGTACGTGCCGCCGCCGACGTTCCACAGCAGCTGGTTGCCGGAGCCCCAGCTGGTATTGACGCCCTCATAGATCAGCTTGAAGCCATCGTAAGCCGTGCTCAGGCCGGAGAACGTGATCGAGGCGGCGGCCGGGAATGAACCCGTGGCGATCTCGGTGAACTCCAGGCCAGCGGCGCCCGCTGCCATCTTCGCTCGCGTGACCGCGCCGTCGGCCAGCTTGGGCGTGGTGACCGAGCCGTTTTCCGGCACACCCGAGGCATAGGCGCTGAGGATCTTGACCTCAATGTTGTTGGTGCCGCTGGGCGGCGCGCTGGTAAACACCAGCGAGGTGCCGGAGATGTTGTAGTCGACGTCGACCACCTGGTGCACACCGCCGACGTACACGTCACAGCTGGCCTCGGTCGCCGGCGTTGCAGACAGCGTGAACGTCGTGGTGCTGCCGTTGCCGCTGAAGAGCTGCGGCGTGATGGTGACCGGCGACGGCGTGGCGGCATCGCTCCAGCCGCCGGCGCTGTAAACCCGCAGCTTGTCGTTGACGGTGTTGTAGTACAGGTCGCCGTACTGCAGCGCGGTGCTGTCGTTGCGCACCGACGGGTTGCTGCTTTTCGCACCTTGGTAGAGGTCAGCAAAGGTGCTCACGTCGACCAGGTTGTCCGCAACGATACCGATGTCGGCCGCTGCGCCGGCGACCGTGTTGATGTTGGCCGAGTTACCGGCGACGGCGGTCACGTTGCCCGAGATGCCGGCCACCGTACTGACGTTGCCGGAGATGCCGGCCACCGTGCTCACGCTCGCGGAGACGCCGGCGACCGTGTTGATGTTGGAGGCGTTGCCTGCGACCGAGGTCACGTTTGCCGCGATGCCTGCAACGGTGGTGACGTTGGCCGAGACGCCGGCGACCGTGTTGATGTTGGCCGCATTGCCAGCAACCGCGGTGACGTTGGCCGCGATGCCGGCGACGGTGTTGACGCTGGCGATGCTGCCACCCACCGCGCTCACGGCGGCGATGTGCACCGAGACGTTCTCGACGGCGTTGATGTCGCCCGCAACGATCTCAATGTCGTCGACGATCGGGCTGAGCGCCAAAATGCCGTCGGCCAGGTCTTGGCTCAGCTGGCCCGTCGCATCGTCGGTGACCGGCACCTTGACGGCGCGCGCCATCTCCTCGGCCAGCTGCTGGGTCTGCATAACCATCCGGTCGAGCTGGTTCTCCAGGGCCACCGGGTTGAAGTTGCCGCCGGCCGGGATGTCATACGACTGGTCGTAATCGAGGTCGCCAGTGATGGTGAGCTTGTGCCCGCTGGGCAGCAGGTAGGAAACCGTGCCGCCAGGGCTGGTTTCCTGGTTCGCGTTGAGCGAGACCGTGTAATTGGTGCCAAGCACCAGCACGGTTTCAACGCCCGCAGCGTCGGCCTTGGTCACCTTGATGTCGCCATCGGCAAACACCTTGAAGGTGAATGGCCAGCTCGAGGTCGAGCCGTTGCCAGTGAACGGCCCGGCCTTACGGGCGGTGGATGGTGTCGTCATGTACGGGGCTCCTGCAACTATCTACGATGGTAGGTGCAGGCCCCGCGATCACGGACACATCAGCGCTGCTTGCTCTCCGGGCTGGCAGTGCCAGTCACCACACCGCGTGTCAGGTCGACCGGGCCGGTCGGCTCAATCTTGCCTTGAGCGACGCCGGCCGCGTATCCGACCGGGCGAGCCAGGGCGAAGATGGGCAGGCCGGTGATCAGCGTTGCAGCAGATGCTACGT